TGCGGAGGTCTACGGCTGCGCGGCAGACCGGCAGCAGGCGTCCATCGTGTTCGAGGTCGCTGCGGACATGGTCCGTATGTGCCCGGCACTCAACCGCAGGGTCAAGATCCTGACTGCGACGAAGCGGATCGTGTACCTGCCGACGAACAGTTTCTACCAGGTGCTGTCCGCAGAGGCGTACTCGAAGCACGGGTTCAATATCCATGGCGTGGTCTTTGATGAGCTGCACACCCAGCCGAACCGGAAGCTCTTTGACGTTATGACCAAGGGCTCCGGCGACGCGAGGATGCAGCCGCTGTATTTCCTTATAACCACCGCCGGGACGGATACGAAATCCATCTGCTACGAAACGCACCAGAAAGCGAATGACCTGCTGGAAGGCCGGAAGATCGATCCGACCTTCTATCCGGTGATCTACGGCGCGGATGAGAATGACGACTGGACGGACCCGAAGGTCTGGAAGAAGGCAAACCCGTCGCTCGGAATCACGGTCGGGATCGACAAGGTCAAAGCGGCCTGTGAGTCCGCAAAGCAGAACCCTGCCGAGGAGAACGCTTTCCGGCAGCTCCGGCTCAACCAGTGGGTCAAGCAGGCCGTGCGCTGGATGCCTATGGAGAAATGGGACCGATGCGCATTTGCGGTAAACGAGGATGACCTCGAAGGCCGGGTTTGTTACGGTGGCCTCGACCTCTCCTCCACAACGGATATCACGGCGTTTGTGCTGGTGTTCCCGCCATTGGACGAAGAGGGCAAGTTTGTGATCCTGCCCTACTTCTGGATACCGGAAGAGAACATGAGCCAGCGAGTCAACCGGGATCATGTTCCCTACGATGTGTGGGAACGCCAAGGATACCTGCAGACCACGGAAGGAAACGTTGTCCATTACGGGTACATTGAGAAGTTCATCGAGCGTCTCGGGGAACGGTTCAATATCCGTGAGATCGCGTTCGACCGTTGGGGTGCTGTGCAGATGGTGCAGAACCTTGAGGGTATGGGCTTCACTGTCGTTCCGTTCGGGCAGGGATTCAAGGATATGAGCCCGCCCACCAAGGAGCTCATGAAGCTGGTTCTGGAGCAGCGCATCGCCCACGCCGGGCATCCGGTGCTCCGCTGGATGATGGATAACATCTATGTACGGACCGATCCTGCCGAGAATATCAAGCCGGACAAGGAAAAGTCTACCGAGAAAATCGACGGTGCCGTGGCGACGATCATGGCACTCGACCGTGCCATCCGGTGCGGGAACGGCACAGGAGAAAGTGTATACGATACACGAGGCATACTTTTTCTTTGAAAAGCGATGTATGATTTCCCTCAATCTGAGCACTATATTAAGGGAGTATTCCCTTATTCACTTGACTATTCCCTTATTGTCTGCTATATTTTAAGGGAATAATGAACGGAGGTGTTCCTGTGAGGGAGTTTAACTACACGGTGATACGGCAGCAAAGGTGGGATTCTGAGATTCTGGGCTTTATCGCTGCCATTTATAAAGAAGCCGGAAAACAGGAGTTGTACTTAAAGCAGCGGCCGGAAGAACTTGAAAAACTGGTCGAAATAGCAAAGGTACAAAGTACGGAGGCATCTAACGCTATTGAAGGAATTCGGACAACAACCACTCGTATCCGGCAGTTGGTAGCCGAAAAGACTACTCCAAAAAATCGATGTGAGAAAGAGATCGCGGGGTATCGTGATGCGCTGAATATCATTCATGAGAACTTTGATGCTATTCCGATTACACGAAACTACATTCTCCAACTGCACAAGATTCTGTACAATCAGACTAATAACCCAATGGCTGGCCAGACCAAGAATGTGCAGAACTATATCAGCGCAACTTACCCGGATGGGCATACGGAAACGCTTTTTACGCCGCTTGCACCATATGAAACTCCAGATGCGCTTGATAGAATTTGCGAAGAATACAATCGGGTCATCGGCAACATGGAACTTGAACCGTTGATCGCGATCCCGGTTTTTATTCACGACTTCCTGTGCATTCATCCTTTCAATGATGGCAATGGGCGGATGAGTAGATTGCTTACAACATTACTCCTTTATCGTAATGGCTTCTATGTTGGGAAATACATCTCGTTGGAAGCAAAAATTGCGAAAAATAAAGACCTGTACTATGATTCGCTTTCGGCATCTCAGGATGGATGGCATGAAGGACATGATGATCCTGTTCCTTTCATCAAGTATCTGCTTGGAACGATTCTGTCTGCTTATAAAGATTTTGAAGATCGATTTGCCCTGGTCGAAACCAAACGGTCTGCTTTAGAAACTGTCAGACTTGCGACAGAGAATAAAATCGGTCGCTTTACAAAGCAGGATATACGAGAACTATGCCCCTCTCTCAGCGTAAGCTCAATTGAAGGAGCCTTGCGAAAGCTTGTTGAATCTGGCGAACTGAAACGGGAAGATGGTGGGAAGAATACCTGTTACTTCAGGACAAAGTAGGAATCCCTTAATATGCAAGGATTGCCCTTAAAACAAATCATAAAATAAGGGCAAACGCCCAACCATAAGGGAAAGCATCTGTGAACGCAGGTGCTTTTTTTATGCTCATTTTTGAAAGGACGGTGATACGGATTGGGAATCTTCAGCGGATTGTTCAAATCCAGAGATAAGCCTGTGAACCGGACGCCCGGCAGCAGTTTTGCCTTTTACATGGGCGGGAGCTCCTCCGGCAAGATCGTAAACGAGCGCAGCGCCATGCAGATGACGGCGGTGTACGCCTGCGTGCGTATCCTGTCGGAAGCGATCGCAGGACTCCCGCTGCACCTTTACCGGTATAAGGAGGACGGCGGCAAAGAGAAGGCGACGGGTCACCCGCTGTACCTGCTGCTGCATGATGAACCGAATCCGGAGATGAGCTCGTTTGTGTTCCGGGAAACGCTCATGACGCACCTGCTGCTCTACGGCAACGCGTATGCGCAGATCATCCGGAACGGCAAAGGCGAGGTCGTTGGCCTTTACCCGCTCATGGCAAACAAGATGAGCGTGAACCGGGACACCAACGGCCAGCTGTACTACCAGTACCAGCGTTCCTCGGACGAGGCACATACGACTAAGGGCGACCTGGTCGTGCTCATGCCGTCGGACGTACTTCACATCCCCGGTCTCGGCTTTGACGGGCTGGTTGGATACTCGCCCATCGCCATGGCCAAGAACGCCATCGGCCTTGCGATCGCTACGGAGGAGTACGGCAGCAAGTTCTTCGCCAACGGTGCCGCGCCTTCTGGTGTGCTGGAGCATCCGGGCACGATCAAGGACCCGGCAAAGGTCCGCGATGCATGGATGAGCCAGTTCGGAGGCAGCTCCAATTCCGGGAAGATCGCTGTGCTGGAAGAAGGCATGAAGTACACGCCGATCTCCATTTCTCCGGAGCAGGCACAGTTCCTTGAAACGCGCAAATTCCAGATCAACGAGATAGCTCGAATCTTCAGGGTCCCGCCGCACATGGTCGGAGATCTTGAGAAGTCGAGCTTTTCTAATATTGAGCAGCAATCCCTTGAGTTCGTAAAGTACACGCTCGACCCGTGGGTCGTGAGATGGGAGCAGTCAATCCAGCGTTCCCTGCTCCTGCCTTCGGAGAAGCAGAAGTACTTCGTGAAATTCAACGTGGAAGGTCTACTCCGGGGCGACTACCAGAGCCGGATGTCCGGGTACGCCACGGCAAGACAGAACGGCTGGATGAGCGCAAACGACATCCGGGAACTGGAGAACCTCGACCGCATATCCGAAGAGGACGGCGGCGATCTCTATCTTGTAAACGGCAACATGCTCCCGCTATCCAAGGCGGGTGCTTTTGCAAATACCCAATCCGATGGAAAGGAGGACGGAACCGATGAAGAACAGGAAGTTCTGGAACTGGATAAACCAGGCGGACGAAAACGCTCCGGCAGAGAGAGTTCTTGAACTCTACGGTACGATTGCCGAGGAAAGCTGGTTTGACGACGACATCATCCCGGCCATGTTCAAAGATGAGCTCTTTTCCGGCAACGGCCCGATCACTGTCTGGATCAATTCACCCGGCGGCGACTGTATCGCGGCAAGCCAGATCTACACCATGCTCATGGACTACAAGGGCGACGTCACGGTCAAGATCGACGGCGTTGCGGCTTCCGCTGCGTCCGTTGTCGCTATGGCCGGAACGAAAGTGCTGATCGCACCGACCGCGCTCATGATGATCCATAACCCGGCGACGATGGCGTTTGGCGATCATGCGGACATGGAAAAAGCGATCGACATGCTCTCCGAGGTCAAGGAAAGCATCATCAATGCGTATGAGCTGAAGACTGGACTTTCCCGGGTGCAGCTTTCCCACATGATGGACGACACCACGTGGATGAATGCAAAGCGGGCCGTAGAGCTTGGCTTTGCGGACGGCATCCTCACGGATGAAAAGCACAGTACTGACACCGAGGGCTATGCGTTCTCCGCTTCTCAAGTGGAACGAGCTCTGATCAACAAGATCTCCGGCAGGAACAAGCCGGAACCGAAACCTGCCGGACGCTCCGTACAGGAACTGAAGGCTGAACTCTACAAAAAACTACTGTAACAGGGGGATTCTTTTCATGAACATTACTGAACTTCGCAACAAAAGAGCCGCTCTGTGGAACACCATGGAAGGTTTTCTCAATACCCACAGAAACAATATGGGCGTGCTGTCCGCCGAGGACGATGCGACCTATTCCAAGATGGAAGCGGAACTCGACGCCCTGACCAACGAGGTCAAGCGTATGGAGCGTCGCGACGCGCACGAGGCCGAACTCAACAAGCCCATGAGCGAACCCCTGACCGCTGCTCCCGAAAAGACGGCGCAGATGGACAGGAAGTCCGGCAGAGCGTCGGATGCGTATAAGGAGGACTTCGGTCGTCACCTCCGCGGCAAGAGCCTGCTTCACAACGTACTCTCCACCAGCCCGGATGTGGACGGCGGATTCCTTGTTCCGACGGATTTTGAGCACAATATCGTGACCGCGCTGGACGAGGAGAACGTGATCCGTCGTCTTGCCAAGGTCATCACTACGCATCATGAGCGCAAGATCCCGGTGGCGGTCGGTCATTCCACCGCACAGTGGACTGCTGAGAACGCTGCCTACACCGAGAGCAATCCCACCTTCGGCCAGAAGCAGATCGACGCGTTCAAGCTCACCGACCTCTGCCGCGTCAGCGTGGAACTGCTGCAGGACGCCGAGTTCGATATCGAGGACTACCTCATTCGTGAGTTCGCCCGCGCGTTCGGCATCGCCGAAGAGCAGGCGTTCTGCGTCGGCACCGGTACCAACCAGCCCACCGGCATCTTCACCGCGAACGGCGGTACCGTCGGCGTCACCGCTGCCAGCCAGACCGCGATCACTGCGGACGAGGTCATCAGCCTCGTGTACGCGCTGAAGTCCCCGTACCGCAGGAACGCCAAGTTCCTCATGAACGACGCTACGGTCTCCATTCTCCGCAAGCTGAAGGACGGCAACGGCGCGTATCTCTGGCAGCCCTCCGTATAGGCGGGTCAGCCGGATAAGCTGCTGGGCTACGAGCTCTACACGAGTCCGTACGTTCCCGCCGTCGCTTCCGGTGCGCTGACCATCGCGTTCGGTGATTTCAAGAATTACTGGATCGGTGACCGTGCGGGCCGTACCGTGCAGAGGCTCAATGAGCTCTACGCCACCAACGGCCAGATCGGTTACGTTGCGACCGAGCGTGTGGACGGCAAGGTCATCCTGCCGGAGGCAATTCAGCTGCTCCAGCAGGCGTAAGGAGGAAGTGGTATGAGCGGATATAGCGCTTTAAACTACACCGAACAGGGCGGTGACGTCACGCATATCGGCGGTGACCTGATTTTTGAACCGGGGGCCTATGTTGAAGGGCTCCCGCTTCCTTTTACCCCTGTGGCAACTCAGGAGCCAAGCACGGCCACAACGGTAGCCGCGCTGAAGGAAGACTTCAACGCTCTTCTGGCAAAGATGCAGGAAGCCGGGATTATGGCAGTAGTCGTGAAGTAACGAAGGGAGGCGGCAGCGATGAACACTCTGCTTGAAAAAGTGAAAGCGAATCTGATTCTGGGTCATTCGGTAGACGATGAACTGCTTCTGATGTACATCTCTGCCGCCGTATCCTATGCGGAAAGCTACCAGCACATCGAGGCGGGCTACTACTCCACCCACGATATGCCGCCGACCACAGAACAGGCGGTGATCATGCTCTCCTCGCATTTCTACGAATCCCGCGACGGGTCAACGGGCGGTTTCTTTGCGGATCGCCCGGAGGCGGCAAAGCAGGTATGGCACACGGTCAACCTACTCCTGCGCCTTGACAGGGATTGGAAGGTGTGAGCATGAGCTATGGCAGAATGAACCGGCGGGCAAGCATTATAGAAGAAATCGTAGATAAGAACAGCGAGGGTTTCGCGTCCAAACAGGATGTGACCCTCGCTTCTGTTCCTATGTACCGGGAAGGCAGGCATGGCTC